TATTTCCTTCTATAACTTCTGTATATACAACTTCACTACTTGGACCAGACTCAACAAAAGTATCTTGAGTATCTATCTGTATAGTATCAAGATATACATTTGTGTAATACTCTAAGTCCTTGACAGATACATCTATAATCAGCTTTTGCCCATCAGGGGTTATTCTTAACTCATTAAATTGTACCATAAGTATTTATTTATATAAAATAAAAGGGAGACTAAATAGCCTCCCTTATAATCTTGTTTCTTACTATTAGGAAATAGTTGCAACACTAAGACCAGAAGCTGAGTTAAATGCAGTAATTAAGCTATTAAACTTAGTCTTATCAGAGCATACAACAGTAATTGTCTTTTCAGACTTTTGTACAGCTTCATTATCACCAACATAAGCATAGTGTACATCAAATACATAATATGTCTTAGTCGGGTCTGCAAGGTAAGTAGTAGGAATGTTATGAGGCCATCCAATTCCTCTATAAACATCACCTCTTTCACCCATGCAGAAGTACTCAAGGTCTGCAATCTTTTTACCATTCCCTATAGTACCATTTGTGCCTTCAGTTACAGTAGCCCATATTCTGTCATCACCATTTACTAATACAGCAACTGGCTGTACTGTGAAATATACAGGAGTTTGAGCCATAACACCCAGTCTCCAAGGCTGTTCTACCTCAGTAATTCTAATGCTATCAATATCTGATACAACTGCTGAAGTCCCATCATAGTAGGGATTAGTAGAATTTGTAGCACCAGTATCCTTAGTTGATGGAGTTACTTCCATGTATCCATTAGCATCGAATCCACCCTTACTCTTAGTAGCTGCACTATGAACTTCAATCTTAATTAAAGGAACTACTTCCCTACTGAAGTTCTTAGCAATTGACTGAGCAAGAACCTTATAGAACTTATCTGCATCCATACCTGTATAGGCATGCACCATACCATACTTAAAGTACTGGTCTTCATCAGACATACCTACATACTGTCTAAATGCAATTCTTAGGATGTAATCCTGTCCTGCAACAGGAGAACCACCATTTACATTTGAGTCAAGTGCTACAGTAACTGACTTAATATCATAAGCCATATCTGCTGCACCAGTAGCCTTTGCATATAGTATATTCTTTATGTCAATAAGGTCACTTCTCATCAGATTATCAGCTCCTTTATACTCAAAGTACAGGTGATTTTTGGAAGTATCACTTTTCACAGCAATAGTACCAGCAGTATCTGATGCAAGTACATGTCCACTTGTTTTCACATCTGTTGCTACATAAAGCTGTCTTACTTGATTTGTGCTAAATGTTACCATTTTAATTTAATATTAAATTATACAATAGTTTATTCTTTTCCTGTATTTGGAACCCTACTCATGATGGCAAGTTTTACTGCTCTCTCAAGTATAGCTCTATGTATTACAGGGTTCAATTCACATTCTGTTTTTACACTTATGCCATTGATTGACAGATTATCTGTCAAATCAGTTAATATAATGGGGGCAGGTCTTGAAAGGTATCTGACAAGATAACTCTCCACATTATATTTTGATACTATCTCTACTACCTTACCACTCAAATCAAGCCTTAAAGCTCTTCTTTCATTAGTACCCCTGAAAGGATTCTTTCTTATTCTATGGTACTCATCCTGAGTAA